ACTTTTTTACCATCAGTGATTGCTTTATCTATATCTGTGAATGATTCAGATGTCCAGATAGAAGTCGTTCCATCAAGTTTTTTGTACGCCTTGATAATCTCAAGATGCTCTACATTACGCTTGATCTTGTCTTTGTATTCGTCATCAGTTTCATCTGATGTCTTGGTGGTGTTAATGACAGTTACGCTATCACCAGCAGCAGAAAAGATTGCTGCGATTTCATCTGCGGTCCTTTCTTCCATAATTAGAAATAGATTCGTTTACAGTTTACCCTGCTTCGAGGGCTGTGACTTTTGCTGATAATTCCTGTATTGCTTTTACCATTATTGGAATAAATCTTCCATAAGCAGCTTCTAATTTATCTGGATTTTCTTTAGAAATAGCATGAATGTAATCATT